TTTACCAAATCTGTTATTTTTTTTTCTTTTTCTGTTACTTCTTCTGTTTGTCCTTGTACATTTTGTGATCCAGGTGTTTGTATTATTTGTGTCGTTGGTGTTTGTGCTATTTGTGACCCTTGTGAATCACTTTGTGAATCACTTTGTTCTTTAGATGTTTGTGTAAGATTTGTGTTTGTTTTTTGAGGAGTTTTTGCTAATCCAGTTTCAGCTTCCACCAATAATATATTTTCATTAACTTGAATACCTTGTTTTTCTATTTCATTTTTAATTTTTTTATATTCTTTTTTAATTTGACTAATATCATTAGTATCTGGATATAATCTTTTATTCCAATTTTTCTTAAATTTTGATAATTGTGGATTTTTATCTATAATATCATTTATTATCCCCAAATAACTTTTATCTAAATTTATTCTTTTATTATAATCTTCTTCAGATATTGTTTTTGTTGTTCTTGGTAATTCTGTTAATTTATTTTTTAATTCTTCTAATGGTGTTGTATCTAATTTATTCTTTTTTATTATCTCAATTTCAGTAGATAATTTATTATTAATAAAAGAGATCATTGCCAAATCATTATCTGATAAATTATCTTTATTAATATAATTTATTATAGATTTTATCATTGTTATCTGATTTGAATATGTTTTTTTAAATTGTTTTTTTTCTTTTTTAAATCTTTTAACTTTTACTAATTTCTCTTGACCTTGAATAAGTTGTTCTTTATTTATTTTTTCTTCATGTGCTGGCAGTGCTAAAAAAGTTGATATTTTTTCATCAACATCAATTTTTGTTTTAAGTTTTTTTATATTGTTTTCAGTATTTCCATTTTTTTGAATTGTTGTCTGAATTGCATCCAATGTTATTGATTTTACAACTTCTAATTTTTCAGCTTCTATCCCCATTTCATAAAATGTTGCAACAATAGCTTTTAAATATTCATCTTTAATTTCATCACTTAATTTTCTTAATTTTCTTTTATATACATTTTTCATAGCAAAACTAAAAGTTTTATTAATTGCTCTACCTATTAAAGATTGACTAAAACCTGTACGATTTGAGAAATCCATACTTTCATTTATTGAATTATATTTTTCTCCTAATAATTTAAAATTATCTTGTGAAATTATATTTTTAAAATTTTCCATTTTATTTTTTCATTTTTAGATTTAAACCTTTATATAAATTTTTAATACCATTTAACATAAAAGAATCATTTTCAAATATTAATACAGAATTTTTATTCTTTATTGAATCATATATAATTGTCCCATTATATTTTAAATAAAAATGTTCTCCACTTTTTGCAATTCTTTTAAATATTTCTTTATCAGTTAATTCTCTTAACACTTCTTCAATTTTTTCATCAATTTTTTCATCAACTTTTTCAACAACTTTTCCAATATTTTTTTCAATATTTTTTTCAATTGGTATTTTTATTTTTTTAGTTTTTTTAGTTTTTCTTACTTTTTTTAATGGTTTTGTTGTACTTATATCACTCATTAATTCTCCATCACCCTTATATTCATAAACACCATTTAATACCTCTGACTTTTTTACCATAATTTAATCTAAAATTTTTATTTATATATAAAAATAATCATAGTATATATAAAAATTTCAATTTGTTTTTTTATATATAAATTATGTCAAAAAAATTAACTACCAAAGAATTTATTCTGAAAGCAAATATTGTTCATAATAATAAATATAATTATTCATTGGTAAATTACATTAATTCAAAATCTAAAGTTATAATTATCTGTCCTATTCATGGAGAATTTGAACAAACTCCAAGAAAACACTTAATTGGACAAGCTTGTTCAAAATGTAATCAAGTAAATCTACAAAAAAAATACAATAAAGAATTTATTAAAAATGTTCAATTAATTTATAATAATAAATATGATTATTCATTGGTAAATTATATTAATAATTCAACTAAAATAAAAATTATTTGTCCTATACATGGAATATTTAATGTAAGTCCAAGTAATCATTTAAATGGTAGTGAATGTAAAATATGTTCTAATAAACCAATAACTAATATTAAAGAATTTAAATTAAAAGCATCAAAAAAACATAATAATAAATTTGATTATTCTTTAGTTAATTATATTAATAGTAAAACGAAAGTAAAAATAATTTGCCCTATTCATGGAATTTTTGAACAACTCCCAAATAATCATTTATTTGGTTATGGTTGTGGGAAATGTGGCAAAACAAAAAATTATAAACAAAATGATTTTATATTAAATGCGACAAAAACACATCATAACAAATTTGATTATTCAATAGTTAATTATAAAAATAATAGAACAAAAGTAAAAATAATTTGTCCTATTCATGGAATTTTTGAACAAACACCAAACAATCATCTTTCTAAAAAAGGTTGTAAAAAATGTAATGAAAGTAAAGGAGAAAAAGAAATATCATTATTTTTAATAAACAATAAAATAATACATAATAAACAACAAAAATTTGAAAATTGTAAATATAAACAAAAATTAAAATTTGATTTTTATTTACCAACTCATAACATATGTGTAGAATTTGATGGCAAACAACATTTTAAATCAATTAAATATTGGGGTGGTGAAAAAGATTTTATAATTAGACAAAAACGAGATCAAATAAAAAATATATACTGTAAAGAAAATAATATTAAATTATTAAGAATTAAATATAATGAAAATATTAATGAAAAATTAACAACATTTTTTAATGAAAATATTAAAATATAATAAATTTAAATTTTTGAATGAATCCTACTCCGATTTTAACCAATTCTCTCAAATGGGAATGGGTCCAAGTCCTCTTGGACCAGGATATGGATTCGCTGTAGATAAATCATTATCTATTTATGGGAATCAGGACTCACCTTATGTCGATCAATATGCCAGAACACCAATGTTTGTAAATACTCTTATGGGTGTCATTAAAAATCTATACAAAGACACTATTAATAGTTATACTGGAATTAAACATGATCAATTTTTAGAAGATGTTGATTTATATACTAATTTAAAAATATTAAGAATAAACACTAATGAAAATTTAACATTAGATGTTTATATTTCATTTACATTTAATGAAGAAGAATTTTTTGGAGTTTATAAAAAATTTAACTGGATTGAAAGAGAAGAATTAAAAACAGATTTATTTTCTGATTCACAATTCACATATATTGATGGTAATTATATATTAAAATTAGATAATTATTTATTTCAAATTTTAACTAATTGGTTTAAACCCAAGAACTTAAAATATTTAAATTTAAATAAAGATGGTATAATATGTAGAGATAAGATGGGAAATAAATTTTTATTACCTGAAAATTCAATAATTAATGTTGTTGGATCAAATGTTGATAAAGATGATAATACTTATATTGTATTTGAATATAAAGAAGAAAAATATATTATTAATAAAAATAATTATTATTTCTTTAATTATTGGTTTGAAGAATATAATGAAAAAGAAGAATTAATTTAATAATGAAATATTTAAAAACATTTGAAAATAAAAATTCAAAAAATACAGAAATAACTTTCTATTCAACATCAATGGAATATGGTCAGTTTTCAAAAACTATATTTAATTGTATTCTTTCTGGAACCCCATTTGATAATTTAAATGATGCAAAGACTTGGTTAGATGACAAAGTAGATTATATTTATAAAACTTTTGAATTTGATATTGTTTTTGATTGGTTAATTATTAATTTCACATCAACTGATAAATCTGTTCATAATATTAAAATAATTAAATCAATTCCCGGTGATTTAGTTTTTGAAGATGAAGAATCTGAGGAATCTGAAAAATCAGAAAAACCAAAAAAAAAATTGAAAAACCAAAAAAAGAATATAAATCTGTTTGGTTAGAACCTGATGGTAAAAGACATATTGTTGGATTTGCTAAACATAATCATTTTGCTTCACAATATTTAAGAAAAAAGAAAATAAAACGGAATGATGATGGTTATGCTTATGAAGAATTAGAAAATATGGGCTGGGCAAGAATTTTAGGTTGGACAGATCCACCTACTTTTGTTTTGCCTAATAAAATTGGGCCAAAACTTATGAAAGCAATTAAAGATTATTGTCAGTCAAATGGTGTTAAATATCCAGATAGAGTTACTTATTAATAATTTTTTTTAATTTTTTTTCTCGAATAATATTGATAAATGTTGTATAACTAATAGAGAAATCAATATCAGAACTATGATAATATCTCCAATTCCATCCTACATAATCACCTGGTTTTAACTCAAAAGTGGTTAGGAAACTATTATTACGTTTATCCCGAAAATATCTATTTGTACAATCACTTTTATGATAAAAATAAATAATAATTCGATTATTAAAAATTGGTAAATCAATATACCATTTAGATATTGGTTCATTACTAATACTAAGGATTTCTTTTATTTTTTGATATTCTTTTAAAGAATATATTTGAATTTTCAAATTTCTATTCATTTTCTAAAATTTTTCTAAATTTTTCTTCTCGAACAAGATTAATAAATGTTGTATAATTAATTATAAAATCAATATCTCTACTATATTTCCAATCCCAATAATTATATTGTTTTGTAGATGTACTACGTCTAAAATAAATTATGACTATTTCATCATGTAAATTATTAAAAGATAAATAATCATTTTTCCAATCAAAAATTGGTTCGTTTCCAAGTAATTCTTTTACTTTTGCAAGTTCTTTTAAAGAATTTATTTGAATTTTTAGAGTTCTATTCATTTTAGAGAAATAACATTTTAATTTGTACTAAGGTCATAATTTTAATTCCATTTTCTTTTGCAAAAACTATTTTATCAGATACAAAATTTTTATCAGAAACAATTAATAATTTACAATCTTTAGAAATTTCTGTTTTACATTCCCAATTTAATTCTTCAAGAACAGAATCTATTTCTTTTCTATCAACAAATCCAGAGATTGTTATAATTTTATCTATTTTTTTAGATTCTACTGCTTTTTTTTCTTCAAATTTTATTAATTCAACTTCAAATTCTTCAAATTTTTGTAATGATGATTTAATTAAATAATTTAAATCTGAATTTTCATCATTTAATTCTTCTCTAATATCTAACATTAATCCATCAAAATCTACAAATAATCCTGATAATTTTTGTCCAATTTTTTTAGAGAATGTTTTTCCAATATTCTCTATTTGTAATGAAAGAATAGCTTTTTCAATATTAATTGATTTTGTATTTTTTACTGCAATTATAATTTTCTCTAAAGCTCGTCCTCTTTGAAATTCTCCACTATTAACTAAAGTTATCTCATTGAATTTTTTTGAATCAAATAAATCATAAGAATGAGTAATACCCGCATTTAATAATTTTTCTATTGTAGATGGACCAATTCCTCTAATATCTAAGGCAAGAATCCCTTTTTGTAATTTTTTTAATATAACTCCTTTACAAGTTGGATTTTTACACATTAATTTAATAACATCATTTTTTTTACCAAAATCAATAACTAATTTTGTATTACATGCAGGACAATATTCAGGAATAAAATTTTTCATAGTTTTTCTTTTAAATTATAGTACAAAGATACAAAAAAAATTTGATAAAAAAAATATTCCACCTAAAAAGATGGAATATTTAAAGAAAAAACATTAATATTATTGATTTTTATTTAACCATATGTTTTATATTTTCTAAAAATTTTGCTGTAATTTCATCTGGTAAATCTTTCATTTCAATCTTAATAAGTCTAACCTCAGAATCTTTTTCTAAAAACTCATTAAATTCTTGTTGATTTTTTGTCATATCATCTAATACTTCAGTATAATTTTCAACCATTTTCTCATAATCTTTTTTAAAATCATCTTGATTTAAAATTTTAAATGATTGTGTTCCATTTGGATTATAATTTAATACAGGATTTCCTCCTTCATCTTTTTCTGAATGCATTTGACAAAGTGCAGTTCTTTCATTTTCATATTTTTGAAAATCTGGATGTGGTGCTTTTCTAATAGAGTCAAATACTTTAATTTCATCATCTAAAAGAGCTTTATTTTTAAATACTGCATATGCAAACACTTTACCTTTAATATAATCTACATCATTTAAGGCTTCTCTTAATTCAAATATTTCTTTATTCTTCATAATTATCTTCTTTTTTTTTATCTATATATTGTAAAAATGTAGTCCAAAACACAAAAAAATAAAGATTTTTAAAAAAATTAAAAAAAATAGACACACAAAAAAATTGTATATCTATTTTTCAATTATTAATCAATATTTTATTTATCCCAAAATGTTTTTTTAGAATCTTTTGATTCTCCACCTTGAACATGGTTAAGAAGAGTTCTTTGATACTTTGCGAATCTTTTATCTTGCAAAAAAGATAAAATAAATTCATTTTTCTTAGTATCTAATTTATCGTCAGTTTCGTATTCATATTTTTCATCAACTACCCATAATAAATATGCTGAAACTTCATCTGGACTTAAATCAAGTAAAAATAACATAATATTTTCTATTTGATTTTTTTTCAAATCTTTTAAATTTATTTCTTTTAAATCATGTAATAATTCTGATTTTTTATCACGAATAAATGTTGCTTGATTTTCTCTTTTAATTTGTGGATAACGATCCATAATATCTCTGATACTAATTTTTAATACATCTTTTAAATATCTAATAAAGGCTACTGCACCTCCACCAATATATCCATGTGCAACTTGTTCTACATCTTTAAACCATGTAGATATTCGTGCATTAAAACCATAATTAGATGTTATATAATCACTTAAAAATGTCCATGTTCTAGGACTTGCATAAGCAACATCAGTTTCAGTTCTTTGTTTTTTTGCAAGATAATATTGATCTGTATGAACAGTTAAATAACTAACAATAATTGATTGAATATGTTCTGTTGCATAATATTTTACCCATTCATCAAAATTCATTTTATGTTTATAATGAATTAAACGACCATTTAATGCAGAATCAAACTCTTCAACATCAGTTCCATCATCATCTCCTAAGTTTCCTGTTGCCACCATCATAACATAATCTTTAAATTTAAATTCATAACCAATCTCTCTTTCTAAAAGAATTTGTAATGCAGCATTCCTAACAGCTAATGGTGCTCTATTCAATTCTTCAAAGTGGATAATTGTTGGTGATTGGTTTGCTAAATAAGCCCAATATGGAATGATATGATTAAGAAAAGTTGCTTCTCTTGTTTTACCATCTTTAGTTGGAATATCTATTTTGAATTTATCTGGGAATAACCCAACATCAGTTTCATCTAACATAGCTAATCTTAAATCAATATATCTTAAACATTTTCCCGATTCAACATGAATCACTTTACTTGCCATTTCTCTTAATGATGTAGATTTAGCAATTCCTGGTTCAGATGTCAGAAATAATACACCTGATTTAGGATACATCATTTTCCAATATCTTAATTGTTTTTCATTTAAATCTGTTATATCAAATTTACCATCAAATGTTAAAATTCGTTGTTCAGATTTTATTTTTTTCTTTTTTTCCATGTATTAAATTTTTTATATATTATTTTTAATTTTTTTAATGATTATTCAGATTGCAAAGATAATAAAAAAATTTAAAAACAATTATTTTTTATCTTTTTTTTTATAATTATTTTTTATAATTATTTTTTATAATTATTTTTTATCTTTTTTTTATAATTATTCTTTACAATTATTCTTTATAATTATTCTTTATAATTTGTATTTATTTCTTCATGTGTTGATAATGAAATTAAAGATAAATTTGTAAATAAATCTAAAATATTACTCTGTTTCATTTACATCTGAGTCGACTTCATTTTCTGAGTCTATTTTATCGGATTTCACATTTACTGAATTATACATTTCTTCATAAAAAGGTTTAAATTTTTCAATGTTGAAGAAATCAATAACAGTTTCGGAATTTTCTTTAGAGTCATCACTATAAAAAGTATCAAGTGCAAATTCTAAATATTCTCTAATTTCATCCTTTTTTAATGTTAAAACACTTTCTGCATGTTCAGAAACATTGTCAACATTATTCAATTCTACTTGTTTTAATTCATTTAAATTCATAATTTTTATTTTATTTATTTTTATTTATTTTGTATATTTTAATTTTTTAGAAAAGTTCAATTTTTTTTAACTATTTTTAATTGCTTCTACAACTTCATCATAATTATCTTCATCAAATCTTATATTTAATTTTTTATTGTATTCCGCTTCAAACCATTCTAATAGGTCATTTCCTGCCCAAAAAATTTCTTCAGGTGGATCCTCCCCAAGACCAAAACATGGTACTCAGAAACTCTAAAAATTTTTCTTTTTCTTTCATAATTAATTTATTATATTATTTTGATTTATCAATTATTATTTGTTTAATTTTACTTGAATTATATACTAATGGACATTCTGTATTTGTTGATAAAACTAAAATTTTTCCTTTAATTCCTGTTATATCAAGACTATCTGTATAACCATCTGTAAGAATTACAGTATTTAATTTATTTAATTTTTTATCAGCCACAATATATTGTAATCCTGGAGTTAATGTTGTTCCACCTAATCCATGTATTTTCATTTTTTCAAGATCTCGTTTTCTTTTAATATGAAGTACTTCTTGAATTTGAGTATCAACTTGTATTAAATTTATTTCAATATCATTTTGAAATATATAAGACAATACTTTTTCAAAATCTCCACTCATAGAACCAGAAGTATCTAACAAACAATTTATTCTTGTTTTGTATTTTCTTTGTCCTTTTAATCCTTCAATACCTCTTCTATTCAATTTAGTAATAGATTTTTGTTTTTTAGAACCAAATATATCATTACTAATAGTTCTTTTAATTTCTTTAAGATAATCTTTTTCTGTTTTTTGAAGTTTATTTAGAATTTTTTCAACAGAACCAGATTCTAAACCTCTTGCTTTTAACTTTTCTATTTGTGAATTAACCCATTGTTTTCTAACTGCTTCTGGAACATCATCATCAAAATGAATATCAAAACTTTGACCTTTATTATATTCAATATTTTCAAAAAATCTTTCAACAGGATACATATCAACATCATTTTCTCTTTTATCCCCTGATTGACCATTATTTCCATAACCACTACTTTGACCTTGACCATCTTGTGGTTCTCCTTCTCCTTGTCCTTGACCAGAACCTTGACCATCTTGTTTTTCTTGACCACATTTATCACAACAATCTTTTCCAGAACCTTGACCTTCTTTATCGCTTTCTTGACCATCTTTTCCATCTTTTCCATCTTTTCCATCTATTTTTTGTCCACATTTTCCACAATATTTTTGACCATTAATAGTAACATTTCCATCTTTATCAACTTTTGCTTGTTTATCTAATTTATCAGAATTTTTATTTCTCCAATCATTATATTGATCCATTAACCAAAAATAAACATCTTCAAAAATTGGCGCACCTCGATAATCTTTGGAAAGAAATACACAAGTATTATTTCCTAATTCATCTTTTGGTATTTCAATTACATTAGTTAAATTTTCTGCAATCATCATTTCACCATGAATAATAGAGTTAATAATCATATCTGCTGCCAGGTTTGATATTTTTTTATCGTATCCCATACCACGTTTATGATGATCAAATATTAAGTGAAAAACTTCATGAATAATTGTGAATAAAACTTCTTTTCTATTACAATTTTCAATAAATTCTTTACCCCAATAAAAATTCATTCCTTTATCAGTAACATTTACTCCACATGTTGGTATTTGTGCTTGTGTAAAATTGATTGCTTGTGTAAATTCTCCATAATATGGCATCTTTGTTGATGTAATCATTTCAATTATACAATCAGATAATTTTTCATGAATCTCTTGACTGACAATTAAATCTTTTAATACCATAGTAGGTATATTTTTAGTGCCCATTCCAGGTACTTTTTTAAATTTATCTTTTATTTTCATATTTTTTTAATTTATTCTCAGTTTTATAAGTTTATTTGATAACGTCTAAATAATCATTAATGGATATTAATATTTCTTCAGTTTTGCAAAGATAAATAAATTATTTTAAATAAAAAGTTTTTTTTAAATAAGTTTTTGAAACATTTCATCAATGAACATAATTAAACTGATTGCCAATGTAAACATTTATTACATAATATTCCACCATCAAATTTTTTACAATCCAATGAACCACAAGAAAAACAGATAAACTTACCACTTTGTTGCACTTCATAAAATAAATCCAATATTTCAGATGTTATAATATGATTTTCATTATTCGCTGAAACATTGTGAGTTTCTAATAATTTAATAATTTTATCTTTAATATTTAATAATTTTTCTTTTGTTTCATTATAATTCATATTTTCAAATTTTTTAATTTATAGTCTTGCAAAGATAAATAAATTTTTTTATCTTTCATCTTTATTTTAAAATAATTTCTTCTTTATTATCATTATTAATTTATTTAAATTATTTATTGGTGGTATATTATTATAAATTATATCAAATTTATTAAAATTATCTAATTCTGTTTCTGAATAATGGTTATTATCTCTTTCATCTGTTTTATTTATATTTTTTGGATCTCCTACTAATCTAATTAAATATCCTCCACGATTTAAAATATATTCTGCTTCATTTAAAAATCTTACATCCGTTATTATAATATTTTCATCATTTTTCAAATTATTAAATAATGATATTATCCATGCATCTTCATGAAATTTTTCTCTAATTGCATCAGAAGCAAGTTTTTGAAACATTTCACCAATAGTCATTCCCCATTTGGATAAATAAATTAGTTTTCCTTGTCGAGATAATACAACTTTTAAATTTACACCTGTGAGCAAAGATACAACTTTTTTAACATTATATCCAAAAGCATAAGATTTAAAATTCATTTCTGGAAATGTTTCAATAATTTTTTTAGTTACTGCGTCCTTTCCCGATCCAATTTGTCCACTAATCCCAATTATCATTTATTCTCTTAATTTTTCAAAAATCATTAAACAATTATTATCTAAATTTAATGAATCTTTAATTAAAAACATTACATAATCATCACCATCACAAGATTCTAAAAATTCATCTTCTATAAAATCCATATCTAAATTAACATCATCATCTGAATAATAAATAATTGAATCTGTTATTTTCCAAAAATAATCTGTATAATCTTCTATTGGATAAATTGAATCTCCACTAGTATAATCAAAATACTCATAAATTTTTTTAATTGTTTTATTATAATCTTTTAATAACTTCATTTAATTATTATAATATCTTTTTTTATAATTGTTTAAAGATAATTAATATTTTATTAATATTTTATTGAAAATGGTTAGGAAATATCTATAATTGTTAGGAAATATCTATAATTGAGGTTGATCTTACTATTCCTTTATTTTTAAAAGGTATTAATTTAGCTCTTATTGAAATTTTAAATGTTGTGCCATTTTTTTTAATACCAATTGCATCATATGGTTCTAAAAGATTATTTTTCATATGTTTTGATACTAAATCATGATATTTAGAATCAATAATATTAATTTTAAATATCCCAATATTTTTTAAAAATTCTTTAACTGTTAAATATCCAAACATTTCTGCGGCTCTTTTATTACAATCTATACAAACTCCATTTTTAGAAAAAAATAATGCTTCTGTTGATGCTTCTGCGAAAAAATGATAATATTCTTCATTTTTTATATCTAAATCTAATATTTTTTCTAATTCTCCATTAAAATTTTTATATAATTTATCAACATCACTCATAGCAATTTTCATAGCAATACAATATAAATCTAATAAATAATCTATTTTATGTTCTACTGTTGAATAAACAATATTATCATTTTCAAATGCTTCTTCTACTACATTTTTAATGAAAAGTATTGTTTTTTCATGATGAATATTAAATCCTTTTTTTTCATGAACCATAACTAAATTATAAAGTTCTTGACCAAATTCTTTTAATATTTTATCATTATAATCATTTACTATATTTGTAATATTTTTTATTACTAATGCATAAAATTGATTATTAGATAAATTATAAATTTTATCATTTGTTATTAATTCTTTAGAAAAATATAATATAGAATCATACATATTTTTTAATATTCTACGAAATATATATGATTTCTCTGGTACTCCAACGTTTATCATACTAATAGTATGATAAACAAATGTTTTTTCACAAAATATTTTATGATTTAAAAAAGAATATTTATTTCTTTTTTTATTTTTTAAACATTTAATCCATTTAAATAATGGTTTTTTAAAAAACCATAATAACCATAATAATATAAATATTATAGAAAATACAATTTTCCATTCAATTGGAAAATTTTCAAGAAATTCTAATAATTTTAATAATACATCCATTATTTATATCGTTTTTTTTTATTTTTTTAAAGTTTCTTTAATAATAATTTTTTTATCTTCAATAAGGACATGTTTTTTAAACCAAGTTGATAAAAATGTATAAATTTTATTTTGATCATAATTATTACCAGAACAATAATAATCTATTGTTTGTATATATATATTATGTAATTGAATATGTTCTTTCATATTTTTATAGTTATTATTTTTAAAATATTCTTCTTCTGTTTTAAAATGATAAACTGCACAATCTTTAAGTTGTAAAATTATATTTCGCAATTGTTTCTTATTTAATATTTTTTGTTCTAATTTATTTAATATTGTTAATAATTGTTTGTGTTGATAATCAATAACTGGAATTCCTAATTTATATTTAAAATCTAACATAATTTCTGATTTTTTTATTATATATTAAATAAAAAAATCAGTTTTAAATTAGTTTAATTTTTTATATAAGATATTTAATTCTTTTAACCAAATTTGTTTTATAGATGTATTATTAATAATATTTATTTCTTCTTTCTTCTTATTAAAAATTTCTTTTAATTCTAATAATTTTTCATTTGTTAATGTTAATATGCTCATATTTAATAAATAACCATATGAATTATCTATTTTCGAAATTTTTAATATCTCTAAATTATTTTCAATATCTTGACGTTTTTTATTTTGAATTGTTAATGTTCCCTTTAATATTTCATTTATAAATTTCATTTTATTAATTAACATAAATCTATCTTGTTCCAATTTATTTAAAATAAAATCTTTTCTTTTTTGATAATATTCTAATCTAATATCTAAAAAGTCTGATATAATATCATCTACTGTTTTATAATGTTTTATTTTATTATCTGCATCAAATAATATTTGATTATTTATAGAAAAATAAGTTTCTAATTTAAATATTTTAATTAAATCTTTTTCAATATTTTTCATATTTGTTCTATCAACAGTTATAATAATGTCAACTTTTATATCAGTATCATTTTTAGTGTATTTTTTAATAATTTTATTATCTTCTAATTCATCTAATATCGTATAATATTTATCATTCCACATTCCAATTGGTAATTCTTTAATATGTAATATTGAATTACTCTTTTTATTTATAATTCCTTGTGTAACCCATCTTGATTTTTCAGAATCAAAATAAACTTTCCCTTTAAAATTTTTAAACCATGGAATTAATTTAATTGTTTTTTGATTTTTTAATTTAAAAACTAAATATTTTATAATATCAACTGGATTATATTTAATGACTGTTGTTGACCAACCTGTACCAATACCTTCTGCACCATTAACTAATACCATTGGAATAATTGGTACATAATATTCTGGTTCAATTGGAAATCCATCATCATTTAAATAATTTAAAATTTGATTATCATCTGGTTTAAAAATATTTGTAGATATTTCTGATAATTGTGTGAAAATATATCTTGAACTTGCAGCATCTTTACCACCTTTTAAACGTGTCCCAAATGCTCCTTTTGGTTGTAGTAAATTTATATTATTTGTTCCAACAAAATCCTGAGCCATATTTATGATTGTGCCTTCTAAACTAACATTCCCATGATGATATGCTGTATTAGATGCCGTGTCACTTGCACATTGACTGACCTTTATTTTATTTTTATAATTCTTTTTAAATAGAGTATAGAGAATTTTTCTTTGACTTGGTTTAAAACCATCAACAACAGAAGGAATTGAGCGAAGATTATCTATCATTGAAAATTCAATAAATTCTTTATTAAAAAATGTTTCATAAGTTGTTTTTTCAGAAAATTTATCAACTACTATACCTGGTTGATAATTACTCAACCAATTTTTTCTATCATTTGTTCTTTTTTCATTGAAAACCATATCCACAATATCGTGTGGGTCATTATCATATTGGAATGGTATTAAAAATTTATCAATATCTTTAAAAAATTCTTTTATTTCATGTGGTTCTATTGTCCCTAAACCTTTGTAATATGTCACAAACCAACCAGTTGTGTTAGTTTTCTTCCATTTATCATAATCATTTAATTTGTAGAAGAATTTAGATTTTTTACCTTTTTCAATTTTGACAATAGGTGTCACAAAATCATAGAGAAAATCCAATGACAGTAGTGATTTCCAGTAATTTTCAAACAGATTTATCAAGAGCCCTTTAATGTGAGTCCCATCACAATTATGTGTTAATAATAATTTATCGTTTTTTGTAACTAAATAAAATGTATTATCATCTTCAACTTCAATATCATAATATAATTCTGTTGTTGTGTTTTTTATTTCTATGCTATCTGGGGACACCAAAAAATAATCATCTATGTTTATATTCATTTATTTTTTATATTTTTTTAAAAGTTTATGTCTCAAAAAATAATCATAATCATTTGGATATAATACTCTAAACTCTTTATTTGTTTTTGTCTTATTGAAGTTTTTAATTGCTTTTTCTAAAAAATCAAATTTTGGAAAAAACATATCAATCCAATTATTATCACATGCAGTTTTGTATGCATTATGATTTTTTAATTTAAATGTAGTTTTGTTTTTATATTTTTTTGATTCTTCTCTACATAAATCTATATTATCATATTTATTTTCAGGACGAAATAAATCATATATTTCATTTATCCAGTTATTTTTTCTACTATTATTATAAGCACTTTGATATATTTCTCTAAACTCTTTTTTTGTTGAACATTTCCTTGCAACATCAAAACATTTTTCTTTTGTCCATATAAGTATACCACCACCGAGATTACCTGTCTTTTTAATATTTATTTTTTGATAACCTTTATCTAAATATGATTGTAATATTTTTCCTTCTAACTTTTTAATTGTTTTTTTATCAGTTATACCAGATTTCTCTTTTTTATATTTAATATTTTCTTTTTTAATATTATTTTTAATTATGAATTTATATACACTGCTTTTTGGACTATTTGATAAATGATTACTTTTTCTACTTTTTTCATTTATTGTAAGCCCAACATACACATACTTGTTTGAAAATAAATATGAATATATAATCCATTCTTTATTATAATCATCTAAAAAAGAACATTCCTCATATATTCTCTCTAACCAACCGTTTTTTGCTGATTTTGTGTATGGTGTATATTTGTTTCTAAATTCTTTTTTTGTTTTACATTTTTTTGCTATTTTTAAACACTCTTCAAATATCCAAAATCCATTTGATTTGTAATTTTGTTTTAATGATGTACACACTTCATCTAAAAGTTTATTTCTAACACAATATTGATATGCTGTATTATACTTATTATAAAAATCTTCTTTTGAAGAACACAATTCAATTTTTTTAATACAAAGTTGTTTTGTCCATTTCTTTTTTGGTTTTTTCATATGCAAACATATTTCATCTAACCATTTTTCTTTTCTTGATTTTTCATATGAACCCTTTGCTTTTTTACTATATTCTTTTCTGGTTTTATATTTTTGGGCTTCTACTTTACAAGTTTCTAAATTCCAATAATTTCTCTTTTTCATTTATGTTACTTTATTTTTTATATCATAACTTATATATAAAATAATGAAAGTCATTTTTTTTATTTTTTTAATAACAACAAATCAGTTTTCAACATATCTTTTGCAAATATAATTTCAATATCACCATCTCTCTGAACTATCATTTTATGATACTCACTAAATTTGAATATTTCATTATTATATTTTATCTCAATATATTTTTCTTTTTTTGTTTCAATAATCTTTAAAATTCTCTTATATTCTCCGCTATGAGATAAAACTTGGTCATCATATGTTAAATTTTTAATTTTTTTAATACCAGATTTTGTTTTTATTAATGTTTCACCATCTACACAATCAGCATCCCCAGCAAACACTACTTTACCATATCTTAGGTCAGATAAATCTTTATAATCTTTTCCAAATTCTAATCCCAATGCTGATATAATATTCTTTATTTCATCATTCTCTAAAATCTTTTTCATTGTAGATTTTCTAACATTAAGTGGTTTTCCTTTCAATGGGAATACACCATAATAATCCCTTCCAGTTGAAGAAAATCCAGTGATAATTGTACTCATTGCAGAATCCCCTTCTGCAAGAAATAGGCTGGCATCCAATGATTTTGTTGTTCCAGCTTTATTAGCATCATCTAATTTCCTAATACGAATCTTAGTTTTCTTACCATTATTTAACTTCTTTAATGCAGCATGTTCTCTAATTTCAATATAATTCATGATATCTTCTATGATTTCTGAATTCATAATAGATTTTATCAATTTTTGAGATACTTGAATATTACCAATATGTTTATTTGTTAATCTTGTTTTTAAAGTTTCTTTTGTTTGTGTATCAAAATCTGGATTAATTATTTTTGTATTTAAAAATATAAATAATTTAGATTTTATATCATTTGGTTTAATTATTACTTTTTTATGTTTTTTCTCTAATTGAGTTTTTAATTCATTGACAATTTGATTTGTAATAAAATTAACATGAGTGCCTCCTTGATAAGTAGTTATACCATTCACTAAACTAATATGTTGAAATTCTTCAATATTTGTTGATGATACACCAACTTCCCAACCATTTGATAAATCTTGATAAAATATTTCATTATCAGTATGCAATTTCACATAATCATTAAAATTCTTTATTGGTATTAAATTACCATTATAATAAATTTTAATTTTTGTATAAACTGCAACATCAATAACTCTTTTTAGTATGATTTGTTGGATTTCTTCAGTAATTTCAGTCATACCAAATTTTTCAAAATCAGGATAATATGTTATTTTTGTGAAATTCTTTTTTGATTTACCAATTTTCGGTTTTCCTATTTTCTCTAAATTATTTGAGAATTCTTGTTTATAAGATTTTTCACCATCTGCTGTGTCAACAATAAATAATTTAGAATAAATATTTGTTAAAGTTGCTCCCATCCCATTTTTACCCCCAACTAATCTTTCTTCTGTATCATCATAGTTCGAAGAAGTTAGTAAATATCCAAAAATCAATTCTGGGACATGGATTTTATGTTCTTTATGAATTTCAATAGGTATTCCTGGACCATCATTTTCAATAGAAATAAAATCTTTTTCAACTATTACTTTGATATACTTTACTTTACCAGTTCTGATAAATTGATCTGATGCATTAACAATAATCTCATCAAATATTTTTAAAAATCCGGGATTAAAATTAACTATTTTAGGATTTAACTTAATATTTTCAAAATCAGTAATATCGTCAACAATAAATGTTTCTTTTAATTCTGTTTCAGTTGAACCAATATATGAATCTGGTCTTTGTAGAACATGTTCTCTATGAGTTAGTTTTATATACTTGTCTTCTATTGTTTTATTAGTCAAATTATTGTTTTATTTTTTTATATGTTTTTCTATATATTTTAAAAAAGTGTTTTTGTTTTTTAATATATAATTAAAAATAATAAGTGAAAATGAAAAATATTGAAAATTATGAAAATTTTAAATTAATAAATGAAGGAACTTATGATGATTTTATGGGAAATTATCATAATGAAATAGCAACAGCAATAAAACAATTAAAAGAAATAAAAAATACCACAAATATTCCAGAAGATAAAGAAATATTTAAAAATATAGAAAAAAGAATGTCTATTTATGATAAAGGTGTTGGAGAAATGGTAGATAGTTGGACTTGGAGAATTCCAAGTTTTCATGAAATATCACAATTTGCTATACAAAATATGAATAATCATGGAACTGAACCACAATTTATATTAGATGCTATTGAAGATTATTACAATATTTTAAGAAAATATATTTAATATATAAGAAGATAATATAAAAAAAAATAACAAAATTATGAAAATAAAAAGATTTGATGACATTCTTAATGAAGCAGCAAAATCAACTGCAAAAAAAGAAATAGAAAAAGATGCAACAACATTCATTATTAGTGAATTAAAAATGAAAGAACTTGGTAGATATGATATGATTCTTGCTATTGAGAAAAAATTCAAAGATAAAGATATAACTGAAAAAGAATTAAAAAAAGTAGCTCGAACAGTTGCTGATGATATGATTCATGATCCAGGAAAAACAAAATATAAAATAACTGGAAGAACTGATAGTACTGATAAAAATAAAAAAGCATTATTTACTATTGGTGGAAAGAAAAAAGATATAAAAACATCTAAAATTAAAGATGAAGATATAAAAGAGACCCCTAAAAAAGATAAAGAAACTCCTAAAAAAGAAGAAAAGAAAGAAGAAAAATCTGAAAAGAAAGAAAAGAAAGAGAAAAAGAAAAAAATAGACAGATTTGCTGAATTTGATAAGAAAGAAAAAGAAGAATTATCAAAATTAGATATGGAAGATATAGAAAAAGCAAAAAAAGCTGCAACAAAAGATATCAAAGAAGATAAAGGAAAAACTGATAGAAAATATGATTTTTCTAAAGATAGTACAAAACAATTATTAACAAAATTAAAAAATGATAAATTTGTTGAAGATTGGGAAGAAATTGAAGATATAATTGACAAAAGAACAAAATAACTAATTAAAAAACCAGTACTAAATACTGGTTTTTTTATGTAAACTATTTTTCATAATATTTCTATAAAATTTATGAATACATTTTATAATCATAGTGGAGGAGCGTTAGGAGCTGATTCTCAATGGGATATAATTGGTAGAGAATATGGATTTAATAATCATAATCACTATTGGTATGAAAAACCAAATCCATTATCAAAAAAAGAAGATGAAATCACCGAAGAAGAATATCAAGAAGGTATTTTAAATATTCATAAAGCTAATAAAATTTTAAAAAGAACTAATATAGATAATTATATGCATCTATTAGCACGAAATTGGATGCAAGTAAAGAATGCAGAAACAATTTATGCAATTGGGGTTATTAAAAATAATAAAGTCTCTGGAGGTACTGGTTGGTCAATTATAATGGCTATTGATAATCATAAAGAGGTGTATGTTTATGATCAAACAATTAAAAATTGGTTTTATTGGAATGATGATAAATTTATTATTTGCAATACTCCAATATTAACTAAACATTATGCTGGAATTGGTACTAGAGAAATAAATAAATTTGGAATCCAAGCAATTAAAAACACTTATTTAAAAACTAAAAAATATTTTAAAAATATATAATTTCTAATAATTTTAATTTTCTTTTACTTTGTTTTGTTAATTTAAAATTTCTTCTTTCCATAAATTTTCTTAAATGTACTTTTCTTTTTGAAAGTTGTGTAATATTTGTATTTTTTATATAAAATGTGACCATATTTTTTGTAGCACTTAATATTCTGATTTCATCAACATATTTATATTGTGCTGATGGATATCTATTATAATCATCATCTATTCCTTCAGTTTTATTATACCAATATTGTGTAGATGATAAAAAAATCATTCCTTCTGATATTATTTTTTCATCATTTATTATTTTTATTTTATCACTTAATATCTTTATTTTTTCTTTAAATGTATCTATATTAAAAGCTTCTATTAACCTATTATATTTTACTTCAACTTTAAGTGTAAACATTTTAAGATCAGTATAAAATATTGAATATCTATCTATAATAGTTTTTAAATAATTTAATTTAATTGTATTCAATTTTAATGATAATTTTATTGAATTCATATATGAATTACTATAATTTAATACAATATCTGTGGTGGATAATTGTATAATAAAAGCACATAAATCATATTGATTATTATTGAATTCTATTTTAGGATATAGAAAATCTCTTATACCATAATTTACATTGATAATAGGAATATCCAAATAAATTTTTTCAAAATAAAATAATCTTTTGGTGAGAATTTCATAATCTCTTTTTTCAGTTAATTTTCGAACTCTTTCTTCACGTGCAAATAATTCTTCGTTTAAAATTGTGCGTTCTTTAACTAATAGATTTAATTGTTGTATTGGAGTTAATTTTGGTTTTCTTGCCATTAAAATTTTTGATTAAATTAATAATTTTACAAAGATATAAAAATTATTTTATTTAACAAAAATATCATTCATTTTCTTCTTCTAAATATCTTTTCTCTTCTTCCCATATTTCTAAATTTAATGGTATTTCTTCAAAAACCCCATCATTATACATATCTACCATTTCTAAAAAATCATCAAATTGATCTTGTTCAACATAATCATCAAATTTTCCATTAATTTCACTTTGAAAATATATTTTAGTAATATATTTTGGGTAGATATTTGCTTTATAACTAAATTTTCTATATGTTGCACCAATATATTTATTGTGTAAATGAATTAATTGAGGTTCTGATTCAGTATATATCTGGTTACTATATAAATCATCAAAATATTCATTTCCCTGATTTATATAATCAACATAAAAATCATAATCTTTTTCAACTTTATCAATATCTATACAAGATGAATCAATTTCTAAAATAACTGGATAAGATTTTGTTTTTCTTGCACTATTATCGGCATAAAATGTTGCTTCAATTATAGATGATGTGAAAAACAAATATTTACAAAATCTATAAATATTTTTAAAATTAGATTTTTGATTTCGTCTAATACCAATTTTTAAAATTTCATTAATTACTCTAGTAGATGTTCCATGATATATTTTCTTTGGTAATTTTCTAACTTCAATATCTTTTGAAAAATTTTCAATTACTGTTTCAATATGTAACAATTCAGTATTTTCTTGTTCTTGATCATAAACAATATATGATTCATAACATTTAATATATTCAATAAATAATTTCCATCTTAATACTTTTAATGTTTCAATAAATTGTTTTGATATATTTATATCTATTTTAAATTCTGAACTACTAACATAATAATCTATATTATTTAAATTTCCATTTTTTAAATCCCAATTAAATATAATAATATTTGGTAATTTTTCTCGAATAATAGTTAATAAATCATAATAATTTATATTTTCTAAATATTCTTTCAAAATATGTTCATTATTTAATTCTTTTAAAAATTTTAATAAATAATCTTCTTTCTCTAATTTTTTTTCATCTAAAATATAAATATACTTATTATATGATATAATTATATAGTTTTTATTATCTAAATGTTCTATCCATTCAGGATGAATTAAAACTTCATTTAAAAAATCATTAAAATATTTTATTTTTTTCATTATATTTTTTTAATTTTTTTAAAATATTCTCATTATATTTAATTCTTAATAACTTAATATTATTTTCTTTACAATAATTATTTTTTATTAAATCTCTTTTTTGTGTTTCTTTTAATACTTTTTCACCACCAAAATATTCAATTGATTTAAAATGTTGTATTCCATCAAATTCAATACACAAATTATAATCAGTCAAATAAAAATCAAATGGTAATTTTCTTTTATTTTTACAATTATTAAATGTTTTTTGTTTTATATATTTAATATTTAAATTATTTAAAATAATTCTTATTTCTTTTTCTCCTTTACTTTCATTGCAAATAGGACAACCAGTTTTTTTATTAATATGATTATCTGGTGTTTGTTCAAATATTCCATGTTTTTTACATATAATTTTTATTTTTATATATCTGAACGTAAAACACACAAATCTTTAGTTTGTGTGATGTAAGTGAAAAAATGGAATAAAGTCATTATTTTTTAATTATATATAGATTT